CCAAATTCTCGAAATCCGCTACCCTCCCCCATAGGAAGGTTTCGAGATTATTAAAAATTTATATACAAGACCACGAATGATAAGAAAAACTTGTGACATCTCCCCCAAAATGTCTCAAAGTTTGTTGTTCAGTAATTCAATGTTTTTTTCCATGCTTGGAGTATTCCACAGGATGTAAGCTGACAAAAGTGCTGGACTCATCACATAATTTTCAATAAGTTTTTTCTCAGTCGGATTCGCTAGATGTCTTTTTAAATACGCATCACGTTTCTGCTTCGTGGCGCCTTCCGTGTACGTTTGAGATACGTCAGAACCGAAGTGAACTTCTTTTCCAGTGTCAAGAACAGCCTTAAGCTTCTTCCCAGTTCGATCGGATTTAACGACTTTTAAAATCTTCATTTATACTTCGTCAGCATTATTATTTTCCTGCTCATCGATTTGAATTTCAGCATCCACATCACGAACAATATGGAAACACAAAAAATCAACTTCTTTACACTTTGAACGGTAACACATGCGTATCCCCAATCCAATAACGCCAAACAGCAAACCGCTTAAAGTCAGCCAAAACGTATCGTCGAAAATTGTCCAATCACTCATTTTTATTTTGTGTACATATTTTAAAAAATGCCAATAATCGACAACCCCACTTTATACAATAAGGTGAAAAGGAAAGCCAACAAGATTTATGAAAAGCCCTCAGCATATAAGTCGGGATATATTGTGAAGGAATACAAACGCCAAGGTGGAGCGTATCTAGATGATGGAGCACCGAAGAACCTAAAACGGTGGTACGAAGAAAAGTGGATAGATGTAGGAAACAAATCATATCCAGTCTTTAGACCAACAAAAAGAATAAACAAGATGACACCGCTAACGATTAACGAGATTTCAAAAACAAATCTTAAAAAGCAGATTGCATTGAAGCAGAAGATAAAAGGTAAGAAGAATTTGCCGCCGTTTGAAAAACTATAAAGCGAGAATATAAGTATAAACAACGTGATGCGTTGGGACAGTCTCTGCGCCGCTATTAGCATTGATAACACCGCCCGTGTTCCCAAGGGTGTTGCTTGAACTTTTCAGAATGGCAACACTGGCAAGTCCATTTGTTGTAGTGCTTTGGGTTGAGGTGTTTAAATAAGTTCCACTAGGAGGGCTGTGGTTATGTCCTTGGATGGCATCGTTTTGAGCGGAGCCCACTGCCGCCGTTGTGTAAGTGCTTGAACCAATCGTTACACCTGCACCATAAGAACGGAGAAAACAGGCCTGAAAATTTGGTAAATTGAAAGTTGTACCGCCGTCGCCGCTTCCGTATAAAGTTCCATATGATGCAAACAACACTGAATAAGTTGTTCGACTAACAGCCTGACCATTCGCCAATAAATAAGGGCTACCAATGTTTCCTTTAGGATGTTGCATGATCGAGCCAATTTGTTGACGGTTAGTAATTGACGTAAGAGTGGTTGCTAAATCAGATGTGAGGCCCGAGATGTAATTGAATACGGTGCTAGTGATTCCATTCAATGTTGATGAGAAAGCCAAAACCGACGTTTGTAATTTATTGGCGATCGAGGTGACTGAAGAAGGTGTTGAACTGAATGAGATATTCGTGGTTTTTGTTGTCAACGATGTTATCGATGTAGTATGCGAATCTATTGCACTTTGAACATTTGATGAGAGACTTGACAAATATCCGAGTTGAGTATTCGTGATCGTCGTCCCTCCTGCCGTTCCAACTTTTAAACTCCCATCTAGTCTTAAAGACGAAGGACAGACCAATGTATTGTTTATTGCTCCAGTCTCAGAGTCTTCACCGTAAAGAATCGGTATACGTAAAGGGCCACCAGTAACCTGATACTGCCTAAAATAAAGCCCGAATATACTCCTGCTTGGTTGTCCTACTCCTGTTAGGGTATTAGACTCCCCGCCTTGTATTTCGAGACCACGACGGATGAAACCAGTATCAAGTGACAAACTGAAAACATTGCTTCCGTTGGAACTTGATCCACCTGAATCCCAATACTTTTGACCAACGACAAACAATTCTGTTGGAGAACCAACCAAAGCACTACCTGCATTATATGATGATGCGAGTTGACCAGAGAAGGTGTTACCGTTTGTCCAATTATTTTGCACACCGAGTCCACCTTTGTTGTCCAGTTGGGTTTGGGCGGAACTGGTCAATCCAGAAATGTAAGAAAATGTCGTGGAGGTGACATTATTTAATAAAGCGCTGAAAACAATATTTCCATTGTACGTCTGTACACCCGTATACGTGTTGTTTCCATTGAGACCAACCCCATTAAAATTATTTATTTGCGTCTGGAGGTCTGAAGTACTTGTCAATATATTATTTATCTTTAAAAGTTGAGCGTTGGTGTAGGTTGTTAATCCATTGTTAATTACCAAATTTCCTGTCAAAGTTGCGTTTGTCATGGCAGTTGTTCCTGCAATCGTGGTGGTTGGGGCTGAGTATGAAATTCCCGTCGTTTTTGTGTTAAGTGTCGTTATTGATGTTCCGTTACTCGTCGTTTGTGTTTGGATATCGCTTGACACTGTTGATAAAAATTGGATTTTCTGTAAATTTGCATTTGTCAAAGTTAATGCACCCGCATTTAGCAAAAGACTTCCATCCAACCTTAAGTTTGAAGAAAAAACTGGAACCGCTGAAAAAGTTTTTATACCGGAGAGCGTCTGGGGGGAAGCCAAATCACAAACACTTCCAACAATAGAAGCGAGTGGAATAGTATTTGAAGTAATTGAAGCACCGGACATGACTGGCGGGTTGCTGAATGTTTTTATTCCTGCTACTGTTTGAGCACCCGTAAGAACCATTGCTGTTCCCACAACCGAAGCAGCGGGAATAGTTCCTGAAGTAATCGAAGCGCCGGACAAAACTGGTGCAGATGAAAAAGTTTTAATTCCTGCCAATGTTTGAGGATTGGTGAGATCACAAATTCCACCAGATACAGCGGTTGTCGGAATTGTCCCCGTTGTAATCGAAGCGCCGGACATGATGGGAGGAGATGAGAAAGTTTTTACGCCTCCCACGGTTTGGGCGGTTGTCAAATCTACTTTCGTCGCAGTATCACTTATGTTTTGCAGAACTTTCCCAACTAGATCAACATGATTACCAGTTCCAGCCTCAAGATACTGAATTTGTCCAGCGCAATAAATATTATTGAAAATATTGAAATCCGCTGGTTGGTAATAAGTCATCGTTCCGATTTGAGAAATCAATGAACCTACATCGTATACAACACCTCCGTAATCAATTTGTTGGATTCCAAAAATGTGGACGTTGTTGGAAAAATTTGTAAAAGCATAGGTGTCATCAAACACTATTGCATTGGTTGGTGAATTTATGTACGAATTAGGTGCGACAAAAATATTTCCATTCCTACAAATGATATTACCACCAGACACATCCACATCGCTGTTAAAATAAGTTCCCTTAAATTTGTTAAAATTGCTGTTCGTGTTGAAACCGTTTGGTGGATTACTCATTTTACTTATGGAAATATTTTATTTTACCATTGGCTAAATATACTAGTCGAAGTTATACCAAAAGGAGCAGATATCACACCATTAAGATTGATAAACGAAATACTTGCTACCGATCCGATGTTTATCACGTTTGCAGCCGCCACCCCTTGATTCGTTCCAATGTTCACAGTGGGAGCGTTGACCGCTATACTGGCTGATGTTAATGTTGCTGATGTAGAAGCATTAACAGAAAAATTATCATTGTAAGATGTTGATGAATATCTAAGTAATGCAGTTCCTTGTTGTTGATTTGCTAAAATACTAACAGGTTCATTGAAGGCCGTTTTCATGTTGAAATACACGTTGTAATTAGTATACGCACCAGCCTCCCCGCCAAAATAGATATCATCAAGATTTCTAGCGACTATGTTTTTTATTACAAGTTTTTTGGTTGCACTAAGAGTTACATCAGAATTTATTGTCGACGTTGAATTTATTGTCAGAGCACTTGCAGACGAAGTCCCTATCTGAATATTTGATGAATTGAGATTTGAGTTTGTCCCACTGGTTGTGAAATCTCGTATACATGAAACAGATCCGTTAAAAGTATTTCCCGAGTTGTTATTTTGAACAATCCCTCCATCACAAGAAATTCCAAAACCGTTTGTAATGCTTAACCCGTTTCTATGCTCACACGTTCCAATAATAACAACGGGACTATTTGTTATTTGAGTAAATCCAGAATCTAAACTTGTAAATCGTAATGTAGATAAATTACATATTCCTGAAATACTTGTTACAGTAGTCGCATTGCTATAGGATAAGGTTTGAGTTTTTTGTTGCAGGGTTGTGATGTCGCCTTGTACGTTTGTTATTGCTGTACTATTGGCTGTAATCAAAGCACTCATAGCGGGCAAAGTTGTTGTTGTTAAAACTGCTAACGTAGCCGAATTCGCTGTACTACCCGCTAATGCTGTCGCAGAGGTTGCCACCACTGCAGTAATTTGATTCTGACAGTCTGAAGTTAATGTACGACAATAATCAAGTGTTGTAGAAAAAGACGTTGTACTATAACCATTTATGCTGTTTGTGAATACAAAGGAAGATGAATTTAATGTATTTGAGAAACTTGAAGTATTAGTATCATACGATAAATACTGTGTTTTATTTTGCAATGCAGTCAATTGACTTTGACTATCGCTTGACAAATTTTTTGAATATGTAATTGCGTTAGAAAAATCAGAACTAGAAAAACCATTTATTGAACTACATGTAAAAGTGTTACTGTTTAGCGTTTGAGAGAATGTTGATTGTGTACTTGTAGCAGTCAAATTGCGAGTCGCATCTTTTAGAACTTGGATGTCATTTGAATTTGAAGTCAACTGATTCTGCGCATTGGCTGAAAGCGTAGAGATGTATCCAAAAGTCGTTGATGAAACCCCGTTCAAAGTATTTGAAAAACTGACTACAGAACACTGTAATTTATCAGCTATTGTGGTAATGTTTGGACTACCTACAACGTAAGAAACGGCTGTTAGTTTCGTTGACAATGTAGATAAAGCCGCTGCAATATCTGAGCTAACATTGCTGAGATACTGTATCTTCTGCAAATTGATGTTTGTTAATGTCAAATTTCCAGAATTCAATAGAAGCGATCCATCTAAACGAATGTTGCCTTGAAAAAATTGTTGAAGTGTATAGGATTTTGAAGATGTGATTGTTTGATTCGTAGTGATTGTCATAAAATCAGAGTTGTTTATGCTGGCAGATGATATCGATTCCGATGGAAAAACCAAAGAGCCTGTAAAAGTAGTCGTTCCTGTCGTTGAATTGTAATTTATCGACGGATAACCTCCACCACCACCGCCAGAGCCTGAAGCAATGTATTGCCCTACATTGTATGTCTCACCATTGTAGTCTAATAATAGGGTACCATATATGTGTACATTTTGTTGGAAATCAGTAAATGCAAACTGTTGGTTGAAGGTGATATTGTTCACACCGTTTATCATAGACCCATTGATGTAAAAAGTCCCATTCAAATTAAGTTGGTTTGTGGTTACTTTACCGTCTGCAATATATGTCCCACGGTTATCGTTAAATTGTGTGGTGTTTGTCAAATATTTAGGCATTACTTTATTCTTTTTTCCTTGTACTAGATAAATAAATTTCTTAAAAATGGCACAAACTAAATCATACACATACGTTTTCAATTCAGGCGATAGAATGTCTGGGACAAATATTAACAACGCTACATACAATGCCAATCTAACTGGATTACTACCCGCAGAACATCAATTTTACAAACTAAGTTTTCACATGATTACAGATAGTGCATTTTACACTGATTCTTACGATGTGGCTACTGGGGCTATTATTTATGCACCTCAAACAGCTTTCATTACTTGGAATCAATATGCTAACACATTCCATAGAGAAAGTGACAACAGTCCTTCTCCCATTTTAGGGTATGTGTTACGTTCAGTAACACAGACAACAACAGTTATTTCAAATTCTATTCGTTATTTCTCTGCTAATTCAACAACGAATCCTGAATTGACCATTCCAAGACCAACTACTGATTTTATCCAATTATCTTTTTTTACTGGTAACAGAAACCCAAGTCCTTTAGTTGCAACCAATCCTGATGGCACTGCATCTCTTACAGATATGTCGCACTATTCTCTAACAATGAAATTTACTCCTGTTATATAAAAAGAATGACTTTTACTTTTGTAATCAACTCGAATGAAAGAATAAGCGGGAATAACCACAATGGGACTTATAATGTGAATTTCAGAATTCTACCAAAAGATGTTAAATACTTTAGGGTTACTTTCAGTTTTTACACAAAAACATCTTTCTATCGTGATACTATTTCTTTTCAAAACAACATCACATACACTTGTAGTAATGGCTACATTAGCACAACACTAGTCGCACCGATATCCGTAGAAACGGATGGTTCTCCAACCAATATTTTAGGTTTTTGGCAAAAACAGAACATATCTACAGGCATCAACTCACATCCAATTCTTAACTATCTTTATAGTGGAATTGAAAATACGTCAGTACCCTTAACAGTTCTTAGACCAATTAATGAAAATATTTCAATCGGAATTTTTACACTGTTTTCATCTCTTGTTGTAGATACGGATCACGCTGGTGCATTACTATCAGACATGACAGATTGGATACTTACTTTAAATTTTGAACCTGTTCTGAATGTGGACAAAGAATGATAATTGTTTAGCAAAACTTTTTTCTATCCTTTAGATAAAATGCTTCGTAAAACTTCTTTTGTTATGATTGGAAAGAAATCTGGAAACACCATGATCGGAAAAAAATCTGGAAATACGCCTTACAAAAGCGTTTTAGAACAGTCTCCTAAAAAAGAAAGACCAATGAAATCTGAAATTGAAAAATATTAAGCACGAGAAGACACATAACCAGTTTGGTCGACAATAAATAGATTGTCAAAAGATGCAAAGAAATCAAGGGTGAAATCTGCTCCCGGATCTGTTGAGATGTTAGCCTCGAAGTAGAGCGATTCCGCTAGACAGTTGAGACCGTTAATCACTGTATCTTTAGACCCAAAAAGTTCGAAATCAATACCAAGTGCAAAAGCATTCTTATACGAGTTTAAGTCTGTTGAAACGGCCAGCACACCTGTAGTTGTATTTGCTGTAACTGCGACATTATAGTTACTTGTGTTTAACAACCCACTTTTATCTGTGGCAATAAGAGAACCAAAACATTTTTGAAGCTCCACCAGACCTTCACCGAAACCACCAGTGGTCGAGGTTCCTTGTAGCAAAATTGGTTTCTGTGGAACTTGTGTGCCACTAACTTTCAAAACCACATAGTCAAAATATGGATTGACACGACTACTTAAAGAATAGCTTGTAGCTGAATTTATCTCAGTATTTCTACGGGGTAGGATATGTAGAGCTTTCAGACTCGCAAGTTTGCTGGGGACCAAGCATGAATAGATCCCGGTGGTTCCATTTTTTATAGTTTGCACATAGTGCCTAAATGAGTTGCCTACAATGAAAATGGGTGATCCAGCCGGTGTAGAACTATTCACTAAAGACATACCCTCGTCGCTCAATTCAATGTATTGAAGTTCCAATTCTGCGTTGATTATGGTGTAAGTTGCTGATCCATTACCAAGCTGAACAAAGGCCTGAGTCTGATTCTCAAGAAGAATTTCAAGTCTTAGAACATCATTGATTGCGTAGATAGGTACCATTTTACCAGAAGAACCAATTCCAAGAAGACCAGAAAGCAAAGGCAGACAAAAAGTGTTCTGCTCAGCAATAGAAGTAGATGCTGTACCTGTAGCACTTTGAGAAAATGCAGTAGGGGTTGCTGAAGATAAAGGTGAGGTTAAGAAAAGATTACCCTTTCTAATTTCTAAAGGACTTACATCAGGTACGTACATTCCATAGTGCAGACTATTCGACAAAGCATTTGAATAAGAAAAATTAGTGTCCAAAATATGGGAATAAAGCACATTGCTGCCGTTTATGTATTCAATCATATTTGAGCCAGAATAAAGCGTTGTAGTATTGAAAACGCTATAGGCATTGTGATCACAAAACGCACCCGTTCCAAATAATTGTGTATTGTAGAGCCCGTTAACCGTTGATGAAACAGCACTAGCAGTCTGAGTCCCAACAGTTGTAGCAGCCATTTTTATAGTATATCTAATGTAGCTAGAAGTCGGATCTAGCACACAATTACGTCTTCCACATGGAATATTAAACACCATTGTCTGACCAGCAACAAAAGAAGTTGCGTTTGAACTCGGAACGCTTACACGAAAAGTCCGCCCATTTACAGAACTCGGCTTAGGAGTATACGAAAATTCTTGAGAAAGAGCCTTACGGTTGGGGAAAAACGTTGAATTGTCAGTAGCCATTTTTTAAAAGTTTTATATACTCCTACAGATAAAAAAAATCAAGTTCCTGCTAAATATTCGTAAAATGATTTTGTTTTAAAGTCTTTCTTTTTCAAGATAGAGAACTCTAAAGCAATAGTCCAATCCTGATTGTTCAATTCTAGAAGATTTCCATAAGTGTCTGTTAAAAGAATGTGTATTCTGCTTAGTGAAGTTTCTTTGATATCGATAAAGAAGTCACTCTGTTTTTCGTAAAAGATATATTCCATAGGATTAGAATTACAAACAATGCTACAAATGATATTATTCCTAAAGAAAGTCTTGTAATTGTTGTTGTTGATGTTTGAAAAAAAGATGCTATTCTTAAACCCTAACCGTGAATTGAAAGGTCTTATATTAATTGAATTAGTGTTTGTACTTTGCATTATAACATTTATCGCACGTAGACCTGAAAGATTAGATGGATATGGTGCGTGTATTTGTCTAAAAACTTTGCTAAAAATGGCATTTTCGTCAAAGATTGTTATGGGATTGCCTGAAAAATAACGAAAGTCATTGATAAATCCTAAAACTGTTCCCAATTGTGAAACAGAAGTCGTAGTGATAATGTCAACCGGCTGGAACGAAATGAAAAATGCAGAATAAAGATTGTTATCCGTATTCATTACAAAATTGTATCTAAAGTCTCTAGAACTGTAGGTAACTTCCCAATATATGTCGAAAAATCCTTCATCGTTAAAAGTATTTGAAATTTTTGTTTGCAACTCCTGTCGCAGTGTCTCAGTATCATAGTTTCCGTATTCAAGTGAAACCCTAAAAGCTCCAATTTTTGTATTATCGTTCTCTATTAAGCCCATACCCATAAAAGAATTTGTTGAATTGATCACATATTGACTATTGGGGATAACGGCTGATTTTATACTACATTGCACCTGAATATCTTCCAAACTTTTTTCAATCGGAAGCTGTAAATCAAAAATCAAATCACTCTTATTTACAATTGATGTTTGAATGTCATATTTACTGACACCAATTTCACTAGGGATTGCGGAATCTAGAACCACTAAAAATTTCTCACTTATCTCGTAGAAGCTTGTCTCCTCCTCTATCATTTGATTCTTTAACTTCTGTAGAGATTTTTTCAGGTTTGGTTTTACTCAAAAACTCTTCTACACTCATCACACTGTTTTGCTTTATTTGTTCTGGTTTCCTATCATTCTCGAATCTATGTAGCAGATCATTGAAATCCTCTTCTTGGATAAATCTCGACAATTCAAAAGTTTCGGTAAATTTATTTTCTTCCATTGTTTAATAAAGAATGCCGAAAAAAATAAAAATTGTTAAAGAATCCGAAGAAGAAGAATCTTTAGAGAAAACCCCTACACCTGTTGAAATTCCTAAAGAGAAAAAACCACGGACTGAAAAACAAATACAGGCATTTAAGAACATGATCGAGAAGAAGAATCAAAAGGCTAAACCCATTGAAGAAGTGGAGGAAATACCTGAAGAAGAGGAAATTCAAGAAGTGCAAGCCCCTCCTAAAAAGAAGAGAGGAAGACCCACACTTACAGAAGAAAAGATTCAAGAGAAGAAGACAATGAAGGAAGAACACCTTGAAAAGCAACTAAAAAAACTTGAAATGAAAATAGAAATGACTGCAAAAAAGGAGGCGAAGAAGAAGGTACTTGATAAAATCAAGTCTAAGATGATGGAAGAGCAAGAGGATGATGGGCAGCTTGATTCGGATACTGATGAGGAAATTCGGGAAATCATTAAAAAGCAGAAAAAACCCATCATAATTGTCAACAAAATTCAAAAGGAGGTCGCAAAGCCGAAACCCGTTAGAGCGAATAACGAATCATGCGCATATTTCATTTAACCCCTTAAGCCGCCTCTTTTTCCACCACCTCCTTTTCTACCGCCTCCACCTTTTTTCCCTCCTACACCAGCTTCCCCGCCTTCTGCTTCGGCATTGGCCTTTTCTTCAGCTTTGGCTTTCGCTTTTTCTTCAGCTTTTGCTTTGCGCTTCATTTTAGCCGCTTCTTTCTTAGCCTGTTTCAATTCCCTAGCAAGACGGTTAAGCCTATCTGGTTCGGTTTCAGAATAATCCTCACTAAATTGTGGGTTTCTTTCTTGCCTATCTTGAAAATCATCCTTCCTAGGTAGAGGCTTATCATATTGCTTTTGATATATACTCAAACCAGCCCTTCCAACTTGAACAGGACTTGTTTTGCGGAAAAAAGTTTCTTGTTCGGGTTGTTCTTGTGTTTTTTCTTCTTCAGGTTGTTGTTGTTGTTGTTGTTGATATGTTCCCAAACCATCCCTTCCATCTTGAACAGGGTTGGCATTTCGGAAAAATGTGTCTTGTGGTTGCACGGGACTGGGTTCCTGCATTTTTTCTTCATCTCCTTCAACTTGCTTATTTTGAGTTTGTTGTTGAATATTTTGTAAGTCAGCGCGATTGAAACCATAAACATTGGGATTTGAGAAATACGGTAAAACTCTTCCGCTATATTCCAAATCCGCATTTTCTAAATCTTGTAATTTTTCTTCTGCTAAAGCCAAATTCTCTTTAGGTTTTTTGGTCTGCGTACGTGCTTTGGGAATGTTTATTTCAATTTTATTCAGCACATTATTACCCCCATTATTTTTGCTTCCTTTAACTAAAACATCAATGCCGTCGCTTGATTTTTTTTTATTCATTTTATTTTAAATGATACGTATAAAAAAAACCAGTAAGTTGGATTTAAAACCTCCTGAATTTGTTTGTGATTATGAATTAACAGAACATTTATCGAATTACCCGCAATTTAGCTTCATGAACGTCTTTAACACGACGGCAATAATTGGAAAACCTGCTTCTGGAAAAACTTCAATGCTCATATCGATCTTGAGCCAAAAACATGAAGGTAGAATTTACTACAAGTGCTTCGATTTTGTCTATGTCATTATGCCTACACAGTCACGCAATAGTCTAAAGAAAAACATTTTCGCAAAACATCATCCAGATCGGCTATTTGAAGACTTGACACTTGAAACTTTAGAAACTATATACGCTGATGTACAAAAAAATTCATTGGAAAAGAAAACGAGTTTAGTTGTCTATGATGATGTTGGAAGCAGTCTAAAAAATAACGACATTCAAACATTGTTAAAAAAGATGTCATTCAATAGACGTCATTTAAAACTTTGCCAAATATTTCTGGTCCAGAGCTGGATTTCTACACCTTTAACGATCCGAAAACTGTACTCAAATATCATTCTCTATAAGCCTAGTAAAATAGAGTGGGAAACTATTGCGGATGAAACGCTAGAATACGACAAAGATGTCATTGAAGGTCTGTTGAAGCTGTATGAAAAACCATATGACTACCTTTTCATCAATCTAAGTTCTCAACGTATATTTTACAATCAAAATGAAGTATTAGTGGAAGAAGAATAAAAAATCGCAATATAGGATAAATGTACGCTTTTTTAAGAAGACCGCAAGAGCGAGAGAAAATCTTTTCTGGCTATACATCCACAAACACCTTGACACCTGAAGCATTGCTTGGCCAGCGTAATTTGAAACCATCATTAAGACAATCCGCACCCCCGCCAAAACCAGAGCCACAAACAGAGCCACAACCAGAGCCACAACCAGAGCCACAACCGAGAAAAACTTTCAAGGTTCCACTTGAAAAGGCACTAGATGCGTCCTATGGACAGGGAGATTTAAGCCAATACGGTTATTTTTATGATAAATCGTTGTCAAACAAGGAAAACAAAGTTTTTTACAACCCAGATAAAGACGATGTCATTTTCAGTGTGGCAGGAACGAACCCGTTCAATTTAAGAGATATAGGAACGGATGCTTATTTAGCGTTTATGGGTCAAGCTGGTTTAAAAGCAACAAATCGTTTCAAAGAGGCTGAATCAGTCATTGAAAAGGCACGAAAAAAATATTCTAAAGCATCTAAATCACTCGTTGGACATTCTCTTGGGAGCGCGATTGTGAGCGGATTAGCTAAGGGAAATGAAAATGTTAAAGGATTCGGTACAGGTTCGGGATTATTCCCAGAAAAACAAGTTGGCGAGACTTATAGAACTTTCTACGACCCTTTCAGCTTCACGTCTGATGATACTTTGATAAGTCCTTACATTCCAAAGAAAACAGGAAACCTAAGAGCATCACAAAAGGTTGACTATCCTCAAGGAATTATTCCTTCGCACAGTTATCAGAATTTAAGAAATAAAAAAATCTTTGTTTAAGAAAAAAATGAAAATATTCTTGATTATTACTTGTTGCATCAAAAACAACGATGGAGCTACATGGCCAGATCGAAGAAGACAAGAATATTATTTAGCTATTGCTAACGTCTTGAATCTTTTGCCGAAAAATATTACTCCAATAATTGTAGAAAATTCCATGGCTGGAGAATCTTATTTGGATGTTTTCAGAAGTGAAGTACTTTACACGCATGACAATAGTAAGATGATAGAAGGTGGTATGATTTTACATAAAGGGAGTAGGGAAATCCTTGATATTAGAAAAGTCATCGAAAAATATGATATTAAAGATGAAGACATGATCATCAAAATTACTGGAAGATATTTACTCTTTAAAGATGATTTCTTTAAGACTGTTTTAGATAACCTAGATAAGGATGCGATCTTTAGACCATTCAACGTTTGCACATATGAAACTGGTGATATCCACATTGTTCTTGGATTATTCGCCTTGAAATGTAAATACTTCAAAACTTTCAATTACGAAAAATGTGCTCAAATGGGTGCAGAAGAAGATTTCCGAACGTTTATCAATGACTATGTGTGTAATGAAAAGATTCTTTTAGTTGAAAAATTGTGGTTAAGAGTGACCCTAGGCATGAACAACAAAATTGTAGATTGTTGAAAATATTTTCCCAATTAAAACAAAATGTCTTTAGCAAAAATTGAAAAAAATCTCGAGTTGCTTACTGATAAAAATACCGCTCATTCATATCTTGAGACGTATGAAGATCTTCTAAATGTTAAAATGGATACAGCTAAAAATGTTCTTGAAGTTGGTGTATGTTATGGTGGATCTATAGAATTGTGGAAAAAGTATTTCAAAAATGCGACTATTTGGGCTGTCGATATTTTGACAGAGCAAAGGATGCCAGAAAAATTAAAAGATGATGAGAGGATTAAACTTATTTCAGGTGACGCATATTCACCATTTTTGTTTTCCGCATTGTTTAGAGGAAAAAAATTTGACTTCATTATTGATGACGGTCCACATACACTAGAAAGTCAATTAAAATTCCTTTCAATGTATTCTTTACTTTTGGAAGATGACGGCATCCTTATCATTGAAGATGTGCAGAATATTGACTATTTAGACATTTTATTTCAAAACACTCCAGACAATCTTAAACCATATATCAAAACATTTGACCTACGTGATAACAAGAAGCGTTACGATGACATTGTTTTTTGTATTGACAGAGTTCAAAGATGAACGTGACAAAATTCTTGAAGCATATCAGAGCACGTGATGATTACGAAACAATCAAAAACGTAATCGAAGAGTATACAGTTTCAATAAAAAAAGATGTGACAATTTGTTATGATGCGACTGTGTACAGAATTTTTTGCCTTGATCCAAATATTAGTGACAGTTATGTTGGTTACACAATTAAATCTATAGATTTCCGAATGTATCACCATAAGAAGACATGTGAAAATTCTGGATACAAATATCACCACAAGAAACTTTACAGATTTATCAGAGAAAATGGAGGATTTGAAAATTTCAGTTTCGAGATACTTGAAAAATGTCATGTAACCATTTCAGAAGCTAGATCAAGAGAGCAGAACTTCATCAACATTTACAGGCCAACGCTTAACAAAATTGAAAGCTGCGTCATTTACCAGTAAAAAATTTGATTTAGAAAAAATAAAAAAATGTTGTGTGAATTCTGCAATAAGGCTTTAAGGAGATGCAAACGTGTTGATTTTCCTAACCGAACAATTCATTTTGCATGTATTGAGAAACTCAGAAAGATAAAGTGGGAAAGGGATTTAGAAGAACTTCGGTTATACCTAGAAAGTAAAAATATTTCTATAGTATAACTTAAGAAAATGACTGACGGTTACCGAAAAAATAAAAAAGCCATCTTTAAGTGGAGGGAGAAGAATAAAGAAACCCATAGTGCATATTCGAAAAATTATTGTTCGGAATACAACAGCAAACATCGTGAGGAAATTAATCGGAAGACTTTGTTGAACTACCACTATAAAAAGCAGTGTAGAATCTTTAGGGAAATCTTGATCGATGAAATTGTTTAGGAGTTTTTTCAGAAATTCGGTTTAAAGATAAATTTATTTTCTAAAGTATAGAAAAAACAAGAAAACAACATGCCAAGAACTTCAGCCTTTGAACAATCTCAACAAAAAGCCTTCAAACAACTCAAAGCCATTGACAACGCCAAACTCATTAATGGTAACACTTACCGGTCATTGTATTCCAAAATTTTTAGCGCAAGCAAGGGAAAACGTGGAGACAAAGCGATAACAGAGGTTGTTGAACAACTCACACTTATTCCAACACTGAGCCAAATTTCTAACCCATCAATTTCTACAAAGTCGTCACCATCAGTCAAGATAACCAAAGCAACAGTCGAGCAACAATTGAAAAACATCAAAGAAGGCAAACCAATCCAGCCACAGCAGCCTAGAGCACCTAGAAAACCGAGATTAGTGAAAACTGTTTATGCTTTTGATGATGACGCACAACCGATTTTCAAAAACAGAATCCAAACTGAAAAATTTTCTTTCTTTGAACGTTACGCCTACGAATACGCAAATTCTGATAGCTTGAGCGCTCTTTACAAAGCCATTTTAGACGCAAAAAAACAAATTGGAAACACAACTTTCGTCAGCATTCATTTTAAAGATGTGGGTGATGAGGGTACAAATAAGGTGCGGAGCATTTCTATCAAGGCTGATGATCTTGCTTCTTATCAAAAATTTCGGGAGCAATACGAGAAAATCGTTTCTGGTCAATGGTCGGGAAGTGATCCTATCAATCTAGAAGAAATAACACCAATTTTTACAAACTTTTCTTTATCGGCGACGAATATCGAAATGAAGGGTTTTGGTAAAAACGACTCAAATATTTTTATCACTGCAGGAATCGAGGAGACAAAAATCAAGGTGGGGCGAAAAACAATCGGGAAGGGGGATTGCTCGAAATTATGCTTGGAATATATCGGGAAAAAATTAGGAATTGATATAATTGTTGAAGAAGATTTGTCATGTATTGGGAGCCTTATTGATTTTATCAAAGCCTACAAATTACCGATCAGTATTTTGGCAAATTCTTTCACTTTACGCAAGCATCAAAAAGATATTCTGAAAAATACCGTAATCCCAGTGAAAGACAAAAAAGGTAATGTGACTAGATATGAGTGCGCTCACCCTGTCTTAGGTGTCGATGTGCGGGAAGTATATTTTTACAGTAGTGAGATAACGGATGCTTTTATTGTCTTCGACGAAATCAATCAGCATTATGATGTTCTTGAAAAACTTAAAATCGCTCCTGACGTCTTCATTTCTGAATCAAGTAAAGTTATTAAAGGCGGGAAAATTCTTTTCACACCCAGAGAAGTAAACATAAATGCACAGTCTAAAATACATGTTCAAAAACGGTTTTTATTTTTCGATTACGAAACAGTGATTGATTTTAAAAATAGCAACTGCATGCAAGAGTACAGTCTTTCATTTTTGGATCTTACCGATTGGGAGCTTGAAGCTTTAACGGATGCTGATATGAAAAATGATTTTGAAACAGTTAATAAAATCCGCTCGGATTGCTGTGTGACCTTTTTGGGTTATGATTGCTCAAATAAGTTTATTGATTGGCTTATCGCAAACCAAGAAGATGTTTTATTCACTTTTATCGGTTTTAACAACACTAACTTCGACAACTTTATCCTTCTGAGTGCTTTGCTAAAATACAAAAATATTAATATTGAAATTCCTGTCGATTCCGTCTTTTACAACGGTTCACAACTTCTCAATTTCCATGTCTTTGGGCGTCATCAGACTTTTGACATTAGAAAGCACCTTGTCGGAAGTCTTAAGGATAATTGTAGCAGCTTCAAAATTAATTGTTGTGCGAAGAAGTCTTTTGATCACAACAAAGCTCAACAACTTTTTCTAAATGGTGGCCTTATTGATTTTATCGAAGGAAACGAAGAACTCCGAGAATATAACGAACATGATGTCCTTGCGACAGCTGTTCTTTTTTGCAAATACAGGCGGGCACTAAAAGAAAACAAATCCACCGAAAAATTTGCCGCCGAATTGGATACAATCAAGACAATTGGTTCACTCATATTCAAGGTTTTTGAAGAGAGCAAAGAAAAAAAGGGGTATGATCTTCCTAAGCTCAATTACAAGCAATATACCGATCTTCAAAAATTCAAAATTGCTGGAAGGGTTGAGCTTTTTAACGGCGTGCAAAAGGTGGAGGTGCGGTTGGTGTCAACTGATGTGTGCAGTCTTTACCCTTATGTTATGTCTGTATGCGATGTTTTCTATCCTTGTGGGAAAATTATTGAAACAGATGAATTCAAAGGTTTGGACACTCTTGGATTCTATTATTGCGATATTGATCAAAGCAATCTAAAAGAAGCCGACTTACCGAATATTTACGCAAAGAAAGCAGCTACAGAAAACGACTGGGGAACAACAGAAGTTCTAGAAGATTACCTGATTTCAAATGTTACAATCGGTCTGCTTCTTAAATTCGGTTGCAAGGTTGTTATCAAAAACGGTTTCTACTTCACAGATAAAAAGAAAAGTTGTGACATGTTTGACTTCATTCTTGATACTATGGTGGAAAAGAATCGGCAGGACTCTTTGAAAAAAGATAAAAACCCTGAGTATAACCCCGCATTAAGGGAGACGGATAAACTTCTGATGAATTCACTTTCAGGCAAAGTTATTGAGGGGTTGCACACTGAGAAAACAAAAGATATCGCTTCGGCGGCTGATTATATCAATCTTGAAAAAAAATCGAAGTCAATTAATTTCATTAATACAATCGGAAATAAAATTTTTGTTACATATGAAGTCGATGAAGAGTCAATGTTGAATAAGCAGCGCCCGATTTATCTAGGGGTCTACATCTACGACTATGCCAAACGCTACATGTACGAAAATTCGTACTCGAAAGTCGGGCTAAGAGAGCTTCTCTATACCGACACCGATGCATCGAAATTCCGCTATAGCAAGTTTTTAGAGTGGAAGAAAGACATTGATGAAAAGAATTTAATCGTGCCACATTGGCCGGAGGTAGAGAGTTATGATGAACGCTATAAGACGCATAAGATCTATCAAAGCGATTCAAAGGTTTTCGGAAGCTTTGAAGATGAACTTGAAGACGCTGTCGGCGACAATTATGTTTTCTATTGTGTGGAAAAGAAATCATGGTGTTATTGCGTTGATGATAAGGCGAAATTCAGATTTAAGGGTTTGAATGGTTCCGCTATTTGTGTGGACCTGACTGAACCATTTATCGAACGTTTCGAAATTAATAAACAAGATGGTACAAAAGAAATAAAACACAGATTAAAACCAGCCAGCAAGTTGGAGGTTTACAATTATTGTGAAAACAATAAAGACAAATCAGTTGAAAACTCCGGAGCTGCGAAATTCTTTGAAAAGCTTTACACTGAAAGATCTGCCTATGTGCTCTGCAACTCATTTAGAAAAATTGTGAAAAATTCTAAGAGAGGGGTTGATCTAGGTGATCTCGGCAGATGCAACCAGCTTATGAACATGATCCAAGTCAATCACACTTTAAAAAAGATATCATTGAAGGGTTAGAGAAACTTTGAGACATTTTGGGGGAGATGTCACAAGTTTTTCTTATCATTCGTGGTCTTGTATATAAATTTTTAATAATCTCGAAACCTTCCTATGGGGGAGGGTAGCGGATTTCGAGAATTTGG